CGTATAATCAGCTTCTATTGAGTCTATATGGCTCTGCCTTTTTTCGGCAAGTTCTTTCCATTCATTCTGTTCTGCCAATCGTTTGTCCTCTTGCTTTGCAATATCAGATTGCAATTTAGCAAGTTTGGTTTCTGCTTCTTGAGCCCGAGTTCTGTACTTTTTGCTTTCGGCTATGTAGCTACCAACATCGGGGGTTTCGGTAGTTTCACTTTGGCTATCAGTTGCCATCTCTTGTACGTTATCTTGTACGTCTTCTTTATTTGATTCAGACATTATGTCTCCATTTCAATTAGTAAAAATTAATTCATTATATACGTTTTTAAAAAGTAAAACCTGCAAATTATTTTATTAAAATCTTTATGCACGAAATTTCTCTTGTAATTCTTTGCGTCTTTCTTGCCTTCTTACTACACCTTTTATTTCTTTATTATTATACGTTGAAGGCACTAATTGACATTGACAGTTTTGCCGACACACACTAAACCCGCTTCTCGGCAACCCCACTATTGACCATTCTTCCCAGGTAGCTATATCACCACTTCTACCCTCACAATCTTCGCACACATTTCCCCCCGCAGTTACCCACCTAAATTGCTTAATATTTGCATCGCCATATTGTCCACGAATCGCAGCCTCGCTCATCATTTGAACCGCATTGGCGGTGGTGTTTTTAATATTATTTCTATATGTACCGAATATTATTCCACCATCATCTAAATCTTGTAATAGTGTGTTTCTAATAACAGCATCACTTGCTCCAGTTGCCCTAAGTGTTGTTATTGTTTGTTCTAAATCTAGAATAGCCCTTGATGTTGTTGTTGACATTGATGTTGTTATAATAATTTCTAGTTCTTCAATAGCCCTAGCAGCTGTTTGAAGTCTTTTTAATGTTTGTGCTGTTTGTAATGGGGCTTTTTCTTCAGGCATTCTTTAAAATCCTGTCAATCTTAATTCTCATGCCCCTTAATAATTCTTGTTCTACTTTTTTAGTTACGCCAAACCACTCCCTCGGTGGAGTTCCTGGATGATTAACCTTTTTAGCCCCAAATTTTTCTCCCCTAGAATTAAATATTGGATATAACATTTTAGCCTGGCGAGGCTTTATTACATGGGGTCTAATGCCTGACTGGTGATAGACTCCAATTTCTTTTCTGCTTTTTGCTGGGGTTAATCTTGCCTCTTGGCTTGATTGATTAGCCTTTTTAGCAATTCTAATATTCTTCATTGTACCAGTAGCATATAAAGGAACTCTGGGCTTGGAATATCCCTTATCCCTTTTACTGTGAATTGTGGATGCCTTTAGTTTTGCCATCGGTCTTCCATCAATACCTTGCCCATGTTGCAACCGCTTATCATGGTCTTTTACAATGCTTTGTGCAGCTTTGTTTATTTCTTTAGATAAGTCGAACTTAATCTTTTTTAGGTTAAATGTTTTTGATATATCAATGGTTGTTCTCATGATTTCTTTATTATTTTTTTTGCAAAACTTTTCCCCTCTTTAAACCCTTGCTTTATTTCTTTGTCATGGTCTTGCATAAACTGTTGTCCCAATGCGTTCAAATATGCCTCGGGGTCTTTTAATAAATCATCTATATCAATAGCCTCTAATATTTTGTCGGCATCTTGCCCAACCTTTAATTTTAAAATATCTATCTTATCTAAAAATTTATTGACTATCATTTACTTCCCTTAATGATTGAAATAACGCTGGTTGATTGGCTTGTCTTTCCGCTTGGATTTCTTGTGTTTTTTCTTCTTGTACTTCACCCATCTTAACCTCTAGTTCTTCATCACTCATATCGGGATTGAAATGCAATAACAACTCTCGCTTGGTCATAACACCCTTTTGTAATTTCCAGTCAAGCATTTTTAATTCTTGGTCAATAGACATTGGGTAAGATACTTCCCCAAAATCAACAGATAAATCTTCACCCAAAGATAACGACCCATGAACATCTAATATTGTTTTATCTATTTCAAATCTATCGTGTTCCCATTCTTTAAAATAGGCAATATCGCTTTCCCTTGATTCTAGATTTTCAATTTCCAATATCCTTAGTGCTTCACCCGAAGGCGAGTTGCCTCCCGACTCGCCCCATCTTATTCTTAGGTGATTATTTTCTGCTGTTTGATTAGCAAATGCTTTAACGCTTTCAATCATTTCATTTATCCCACCGCTTGGGCTAACATATTGAAATGTCGCTCCCTCAGGCAGGATTATCGCACTATCAATACCCGATTTAATTACAGATTGCCCCTCATCTATTCCTGTGAACACTGGTTGCCCTAACCTTGAGCGAACACTTAAAGCAATTTCAGTCATGGCAATACCAATTTGAACAGCACTCCTCACAACATCAAAACTAGCCGATGGATAAACAACCTTACTAATTGGGGCTATACCATAAGGATTAATCATATCCTCATTACCACTAATAGCGAACCGCTTACCATTTTGATTGAATTTGAAATGCATCCCTGAAACACCATCTCTATCTTCAGACCAAAATATAAACATTCTATCATTGTTATCGCCTTTATCTATTTCATAACTATACCCATAAGGTTCTGTCTCGCCATAGATATAGTATTCTTTTACAAAAGGAAGTACCTCATATTCTAGTCGTTCTTTGCGTTCATTAAATTTTGTTTTAAAATGGCAACTACCCAACAACCAAGCCAACTCACTAAATTGCTTTGTTTGGCTATCTAGCATGTAGGCTATTTCTTTATAATCATCACTTTCTTCTCCACCAATTAATCTTTTAATTTGGTTTTTATATAACATCATTCTAGCCCTTGCAAATCTTGGGACAACCTTTTGTGGATAAGTTGGAATTTGACTTAATGAATCACTACTGAACCACTGTTCTAAATGTTTATCCATATTAATATTATAATAAAAATCCAATGCAGTCATTCTTTCCGCTTGTCGGTTTTCTTGATAATCTGCCTCAGCCTTTGCTATTGTTTTTAATATTATCTGTTCAGATAGTTCGGGGATAACTACTTGATTTACTGTTCTTCCAAAATTATACATATTTATTTACCATTTCATTATTGAACTTGCTTTGCTTATTACTGGAAATTTGTAAGCTATTGCATAGCTACAAGCATCCAATGAATGAGTAAGTTCTATTTGCGATTTATCGATTCCACCCTTTTTATCTCGCTGCACTTGTTCTAAGTCTTTTATTAAGTATTTACATTTAGGGTCAACAGTCATACCCACATTCCCCTCTGCATCTAATAGCTTTCTATTTAAAGCATTTAATCTATCTATGTGGCTTGGGTGTGCTTTCTTTGCCCGAATAAGAAACCCAAAATCCTTTAGAATAGCATGGTCGCTGCGGTTGCTAGTAGTTGACCTGGCACTACCCGCAGGGTCTGGATAAACTTCTATATTGGGAGCAATCGCTTTCATTTTCCTACCCATTTCCTCAGTGTTGCTATTCTTTAATCTTATCTCTTTGTAATAATGTACAGTGCCATCGGTGTATTGTGTACATAGTACAGCAGTCATAAAATCGACATTAAAATCGCAGCCCCACCATTTATAACTTGCCAGTTCACTTGCTTTCTTAACGTGAATGTCTCTATCAAAGTTCCACGCTGCTCTGTTACCAGTTGTCTCAAATGATGCTTCAAATTCCTGCCTAAATAGTGTGGCATCCATTGTTCTCTTAGCCCTTGTAATTTCTTCTGCAGGTACAAAGCCACCATCTATTGTTTTAAATTGCCACGACTTCCAATCAGATTCGCTTTGCCCCCTACTATACAAATCATACATTATATCGTAACCATTAGGAGTACCAATAAACAACGCACTCCCCTGGGTAGTTGCTAACATAGGATAAATAATCTCTTCCCAGACATGGGGTTTGATATATGCCATCTCATCCATTACACATTTTGTAAGTTCAACACCACGCAAATTATGCTCATTGTCTGCACCCTTAACCGCAAGTTCCGCACCATTGTCAAATACAACTGATAAATCACTCTCATTTAGTTTAGCCCCTGTAAAACCAGCAAACATTTGGCGGAGTACTGGCATAATTATGAGCTTTCCTTGTCGATAAGTTGGCGTTATGAACCACCTTCTTTCTCCTTGTTGAAATGGGTCTTTCAATAAATACATAAGTGACAAGGTAGTTTTCCCCCATCTCCGTCCACACACTAAAACTTTGAACCTGCTTGAATCGCTTAATATTTCTCTTCTTGTTTTGTTTAGTGTCCATTCAATCATCTATGACCATTACTTGTATTGGTTCATTCTTGTTTGTTACTTCTCTTGTTTCTTTTGCCTTGCCCTCTGTCCTATCTGCTAACTCCCTTGCAGCGGGAACATTACCATTGATTGCTGCACTTATTTGTCCAATAATAACCGCATGACGAAAACTCTTATCTGCACCCAGATTTAATCTTTTTGTTTTACCATCAGATGTTTTCATTGTTATGTCTATCTCTTTTGAGTCTAGTAAAGCATTGGCAACATCCGCCCACGCTTCCCCCTTTTTGGGTCTGCCTTTTGGGTTGCCCGACACACCTTTTTTCCAACCCTTACCAGTTATTCCACCTTCGTTGCTTTTATGTTGTTTATCAGCACTAGACATAATTGTTGAGCGATGCGGTCGGTACTGCCCCGCCTCCTTCATCTTGGAAAGATGATATGCTACTGTTTACACCAGCATCGCAATTCTTTCTATTAGATTTTAGTTTTATTAATGGAACTGTTTTAGCAAATGCAACGTCAATAGGTTCTTTATCACCCTTTTCATTTTCAAGCCACACTTCTAAATCATCCTTTGTTGGGTATTTATCATATATATCAAATTTAGCA